AGTCTGCGAGTGCCTACGACCAGGTGACCCTGACCCCCAAGACTGTTGCTGCTTACCAGGACATTTCTCGTAAGACCCTCCAGCAATCTTCGGTTGACGTTGAGAATCTGATCTGGGAAGACCTCGCTACCACTTTGGCGATTGCCATTGACTACGCTGCTCTTCACGGTTCCGGTGCCAACAACCAGCCTTCTGGTCTTGCCACCTACGTAGCGGCTGGTACTGCTGCCAAGATCGTTGGTGGAACCAACGGTGCGGCTCCTGACTGGGCCGATATTATCAACATGGAAACCGAAGTTGCGGTTGACAACGCTGATGTGGGTGCTCTTGCCTACATCACCAACCCCAAGGTTCGTGGCAAGCTGAAGCAGACTGCTAAGGTTGCTTCTACCGATTCCATGATGGTTTGGGCCGAGGGTCAGTTCCCGCTCAACGGGTACAAAGCGTTTGTGTCCAACCAGGTTTCTAGCACTCTGACCAAGGGTACTGCTACGGAAGTCTGCTCAGCTATCTTCTACGGTAACTGGAATGACCTTCTTATCGGTATGTGGGGTGGTCTTGACCTCGTGGCTGATCCGTACTCCCTGAGCACGGCATCTGCCCTCCGCTTGGTTGCCTTCCAGGATTGCGACATCGCGGTTCGTTACCCTGTCAGCTTTGCTGGAATGCTTGACGCTCTCACTACCTAATAACCTTAACCAATAACTGATAGGGGGCAGGTAACACTGCCCCCTTCTTATATCGGAGGTTTCATGATCGTTAAATTTCTCAGAGAAGAGAACGTTGGAGGACAGCACTATAAACCAGGGGATACTCTTGAGGTTCCCATTGATCAGGCTAGGGCTTTAGTTGTACTCAAGATTGCAGAAGCTATTGAAAGCCCACGATACCAACCGGTAGAAGAAGCCGTAGCAACTCCACTGGTGGAGACTGCGGTGAAGCGTAAGTACACCAAACGAGGTAAGAAATAATGCGCTATACCTTGACCACTGCACCCACAACTACTCCAATCACGCTAGCTGAAGCTAGGGAGTGGCTTGCTGTTCAAAGCGGTGTGACCTCAGATGACTCTGCCATAACGCAGATTATCAACGAGGTTACAGCGTATGCGGAATCCCGCTTCAACGGCAGAAAACTCATCAACCAGACGTGGGAAATCACTCTGGATGAGGATGAGATTGAAGATGTAATTGATCTTCGCTTGGTGCCCCTCGTCTCCATAAGCTCTATCAAGACTTATAACGACGCTGGCACTGAGTCTACCGTTGACTCCACTAACTATCTGGTGACCACGGGGGAACGTCCTCGTGTGTCCCTTACATCTTCAGGGTCATGGCCCACGGACCTACGTGACTATGATTGCATGAAGATTACAGCAGTGGTTGGTTATGGCTCCTCTAACACCAGTATCCCTGAGGATATCGTGATGCTTCTTCGGGGTCTTGTACTTCACTTCTACCACAGCAAGGGAACGGGAATCATGGAGACCGTGAGTGGTCAAGTCATGTCCATCCCGTATGTGTATACCACGCTGCTCAAGAAATACAGGGTTCATCCGTGGAAGTAAAAGTAGACGCTAGTGACATACTCAAGCGGCTGGATAAGCTGAACGATGCCATTGGTAAACAAGGTATGCAACAGCTTGGTACAACCGTACGAAGGCTGGTCAAGAGTGAGTCCCTAGCATCGTTCAGCAGACACGCTGACCCCAACTCAGGTAGGGCATGGAAGCCCAGAAAGAACCCAGACAAGGGTAGCTTGATGAATCGTAGTGGTGGGCTTAGAAGGTCCATCTTCGCCAAGTACTCAATAGAAGCAGACGGTGTATCAATTGAAGCTGGTGTCAAAGACAGTAGGAGTGGTAACCGCTCTTACCATGCCGTAGCTGGTGTACACCATTACGGTAGAAAAGACCAGCGTCAACGAATTATTGGTAGGGGATCAGGAACAGGTAGAGGTGGACCTATGCCAAAGCGTAGGTTTATCGGTCTGTCAATCGGTTCCCGCAAGAAGGTAGTTGAAGAGGGTCAGAGGCTCATCAGGAGGACAGCGTAATGGGATATCACAAGACCGTTCAAGATGCTCTAGAAACACTCCTGACCAATGCCTTAGGAACCACTATTCCAGTCCTACGAGGATTGGGGCTTATGGATAAGGATGCTCTTACATACCCCGCCTTCGTAGCTGTGACCAGGGAGCGAATACTGTTTGACCCTCACCCCGAGATTAACCCTAACACGGCTGTACAGGACCAACCTGAAACGTGGTACTGGGTGCTCCAGGTGAAGGGTGGTGGTGGTGAGCCTACGCTGGGTGCCAGAGGTGCCCAGGTAGACGAAATATTAGAAACGATACGAACCGCATTGAACGCACAACGCTTGACCAGTGACTGTGGACCACTCCAACTTGAAGAGGAAGTCTTTGATGACGAGCATGGTACCGGAGTCATTTACATCCAGCGTTGGCGTCACAACAGAATGTAAGGAGACAAGATGAAGCTTCGATACGTTGGAACAGCACCCGGTCAAGCCGAAGAGATTAGAATCTCTGGAGCCAAGTACCAGCGGGGCAATGTGTATGACGTGGATGAAGCTACCGCGAAGGTGCTTCTTCGTAAAGGTGGCTTCATTCCTGTTTATGAAACGAACTACTTTGATGACGATGAAGAACTTGCGGTCGTCATGGACACCGCAGAAGGGATGGAATAAGCTATGGCGACAGCAAAAGGCGCAAACTTTCAACTATTAATGTGTGAAGAGGCTACTTGGGGGACAACTCCAGCTACTCCTCTTTGTGCAAAACTCCCTATCTCTGGGATTGGTGGAGATTGGTTCCGGCAAAATCTACTAGATAATCCTGAGCTTAGGGGCAACAGAAACCCACCTGCTCCTGTGAGTGGGAACATTAGTGTGAGTGGTAGCTTTACCCAGACGCTCCACCTTGACGCTATTGGTTGGACCTTGAAACATGCAATCGGTGTACCAGCTACTTCTGGTAGTGGTACGTTTACCCACGTAGGTAAGGTTGGATTCAGTGGAGCTTCTGCTGGTGACCTACCTGCTGGTATGACTTTTGAACATGGGTTCACCGACATTGACTGCTACTACCCCTATACTGGTTGCAGAGTTTCTACTCTTGCGGTCAGTGGTAGTGCAGAGGGTGTAGCCACGTTTGACGTGGGCATCATTGGTCAAACCCGTGGGTCCAAGTCTGCAACTTCGATTGATGCGGCTCCTGTGGAGTTCACTTCGGATGCGCTCAGCCACTTCGCTGGTAGCATCACAGAGGGTGGTTCTCCGATTGCCTATATCACCGAGGTTAACTTCACCCTAGACAACGGTCTGGATGACTCACTGCGTACGTTCGGGGGAAGCGGTCTGATCGTGGACCTTCCTGAGAATATGGCGAGTGTGACCGGGCAGGTTACTGCTCTCTTCCAGAATGACACGCTGCTTGCAAAAGCGGTGGCGGGAACCGAGAGTTCAATGACCGTAGCGTGGACCAGTGGTTCATACTCGCTCACCTTTGAGGTTCCTGAGCTTCGCTTTGAGGCACGTTCACCCAGCATCAGTGGTGACCGGGGTGTGATGATCACATTACCGTTCCGTGCATACTATGCCAACGATGCTGACGCCACAATTTTGAAATATACGCTGGTAAATGATGTATCTGCGTATAGCGCAATTGCGGCTGGTGCGTAATATCTATTAACCTTATCAACCCAATGAAAGGGGGTTCTTCGGAACCCCCTTTATTTATGATCAAAAACACGGAGGATTTATGAAAGAGTTCAAGTGTGCTGCGAATATTGGTATCGGTCTGTTCACAGATGAGGCAGTCCCCATCAAAATCTCCTTCCCCGATGGGTCATATGCGGAGCTTAAGCTCCACACACTGACCCCTTCCAAGCTCATTGCCTACCGCAAAGAAGGCATCAAAGTAGGACGTGTTGACGACTACAAGAATGAGGAGGAAGCGTTAGCTCACTCCAAGAAGCTGATGGCTAAGCTTGTAGAGAGCGGCACGTACTTCCCCGTAGAGGGTGAGCCTATCGACCTCTGGGCAGAAGAGAACAGGGAACGCCTCAATGACCACATCCTGCTGATGAGTACCATCATCCAGGCAGCGCGTAGGCTTGCTGAAGATAACATTGAGGAAGACCTAAAAAACTAACTGAGCTAATACGCTGGGAATATGCCCCCGAGGGAAAAGCGTATTGGCGTCAAGTTGCCCTCATTGCTAGAACCAACCCTGACGCACCCCAAGACCTAGAGATACCCGTAGTAGAAGCCAACGAACGGAACGCTGCTACGTGGTATATCTGGCAGTATATCTACCCAGAGTGTAGGCAAATTGTCGCTGGTTTTGGCGGTGCAGTTGAGTACTACTTCGATTGGGTCCAGGTATCCACGGTTATAAGAGACTTCTTACACCTGGATATAGATGAGCAAACCTTCACCAAGCTCCGCTACTGCCTTCAGTGTGTGATGAGCATAGAAGCTCAAGCCAGAAAGAAACAGAAGGAAGACAAAAGTGGCAACTGAAACCATTCTAGTTGAGTTCAAGGTTAACAACAAAGGAGCAATCCAAGAAGTTAACCAGTTCAAGAACAGTGTTGAAGGTGTGCCCGTTGCTGCCCAAAAAGCCTCTACTGGCATGGGTGGGCTTGGTAAAAGCATGTCTATGATGGCACCCATAGCTCTGGCTGCGGGTGCTGCTCTTTATAAAGTCACTGACTTCATGAAGGGGGCAATTCAAGAAGCCGGGGAACAAGAGCAGATTTACACCCGGCTAGCCCAAGCAACAGGTAATGTTGGTGTTGCCTTCGCGGACGTTAGCAAAGACCTTAGTGGGCTGTTCAACAAGATTCAGGAGTTCACTACCTTTGGTGACACTGACACCGCTGCGGTCCTCACCAAGCTCATCAATACGTCAGGGAACTACGACGCTGCCTTGAAGCTGTTGATGCCCACGTTAGACACGTCTATTGCTATGGGCAAGGATGCTAACGCTGTAGCTGAAGCTCTAGGACGTGCCGTACAGGGGAACTATGGTGCTCTCTCTCGGTATGGTGTAACTCTTGATGAAGCCACCCAAAAGATGCTCAAGTTTGCAGACACCACAGAGCGTGCAGAAATCATTGCTAATAAGCTGACAGAATCGTTTGGTGGTTCTGCCCAGGCAGAGCTTCTTACTTATGCAGGGAAGGTAGCGAGCCTAGGTAACTACTGGGGCGATCTAAGAGAAGCTATAGCGGATATGTGGATTGCTTTGGCTGGTGGTCAAGGCACCTTTGAAACTATTCGTGGTGCTATCCAGGGTCTTATTGGATATGTGCATGACTTCGGTGAGGTGATGGCGTTTGTCTTCAATATTGACTATGGAACGGTATTTGAAGCGACGTTAGCTCGTGCCTTGAACAAGGTGAAGCTGTTAGTTGCTGATTTCTATGACATCTTAAGTGAGCTTCCCTTTGGTGTAGGCGATACCTTCCGTGAACTGTCAGACAGCATCAGAGAGACTGTGGGTGAGTCCAGCGATTACTGGGACCGCCACATGGGTTTGGTCTTTGATAGAGCTAATGAGGCAGCTAACAAGTACCGTGAAACTGTTGAGTCTTTAAAGACAGCTAACGACAAGAATAAAAGGTCTTTGGAAGAGCAGAAGGCTGCTGCTGAGGCTGCTGCCAAAGCTGCTGAGGAAGCCGCCAAGAGAGCTAAAGAGTGGGCGAAGGTTCTAGACGACCTAGAGAAGAAGCTGGACTTTGGCTCACAGGCAATCCTAGACAATCTTCTCTTTGTTGCTAAGTACAAAGAAGGTGTGCAGGAGCTTGTAGAAGAGCTTGACGAATATACCGAGTCAATGGATGTTATCTCCAGCACGGTAGATAACCTTGTATTCAACTCTCCTCTAAGCTCAAACGCTACCAAGAACAAGTGGCGCGATGACGCAGAAGACACGGGTGAGTTGATGGGTGAAGCCATCACCGTAGCCCTGCTGGGTGAGTGGGACAACCTCTTTAACATCCTGGGCAGAAAGTGGAGTGAGTTCTTTGACAGCGCCATTGACGAGATGGTGGAGAGCTTCAACGATGCTTTCACAGGAGACGGTGACCACAGCTTCATTACAGCGTTTGAAGACGGTTGGAAAGCCATCAAGGGCAAGATTGAAGCTGACCCGTTTGGCTCAATTCTAACCGGTATTGGTGGTGCGTATGCCGCTTCCCAAGGTGGTGGTGGCTGGGGTGGAGCACTTC